TTCCTGTCGATCCTAACTGCTAGTGTATGGAAGAAATAGTATGAGTCCTCCTTTACAACTAGATTCATTTACATTACCAATTAGATACATTGCCTTGTGTAAGATGATGGGAGATTTAACAGACTGTAGTATCGAAGAGATTGATATGAAGGTTCAATGCTTTATAGTTGATACAAACTTTGAGGCAAATGAGATACCTGAAGGGGAGACACACTTAAATGGCTAGACCAACTAAATATTCTAAAGAGATCGTAGAACAGGCTAGAGCTTACATTACTGACTATGAAATGTATGGTGATATGATCCCAAGCATTGAAGGAATGGCTGAAGTTTTAGGCTTACACAGAGACACTTTATATGATTGGGCAAAGCAAGAAAGCAAAGAGTTTTCCGACATATTAGGGCGATGTATGCAAGTTCAACAGAAAACCTTGGTGAATAAAGGACTCAACAACACATTTAATTCAGCGATCACTAAGCTTGTATTAGGTAAGCATGGCTTCCACGATAAGATGGAGCAGGACATTAGCTCAAGTGATGGAAGTATGAAGCCACAGATCATTGAATTAGTAGCTAAGGTCAATGAAGAAGAGAGCTGAAGTAGAGCTACCACCTAAACTCGTTCCAGTATTTGAGGGAGAAGCACGTTACCGCATAGCCTATGGTGGAAGAGGTAGTGGGAAAACACGCAGTTTTGCTCTGATGACGGCTATTAAAGGTTATCAATGGGGCAACGCAGTACCACCAACTAAAGGTCAGATATTGTGTGGGCGAGAGTTTATGAACAGCCTGAGTGATTCCTCATTTGAAGAGATCAAGGCAGCAATCCAATCAATCCCTTGGCTCAATGACTATTATATATGTGGAGACAAATTCATAAGATCGAAGGATGGCAACATAACCTACACATTTGCAGGACTGAGACGATCACTTGAATCGATCAAGTCTAAGTCTCGAATATTGTTAGCATGGATTGATGAGGCAGAGGTAGTCTCTGGAAAGGCTTGGAGATTGCTTTTACCCAGCGTACGAGAAGTTGGATCAGAAGTGTGGGTTACCTACAACCCTGAATCAAAATACTCAGCCACTCACGAAAGATTTAGAGAGACACCTCCAAAAGATTCCAAGATCGTTAGTCTAAATTATCAGGACAATCCTTGGTTTCCTGAAGTATTAGAGAAGACAAGACAAGAAGATTTTCAAAAGCGACCTGACATGTATGAGCATATTTGGGAGGGTGGCTTCTTGATCTATAGTGAAGGAGCTTACTATTCAGCCGAGATGAGAAGAGCTAAAGAAGAGGATCGTATTACTAAGGTAAGATATGATCGTAGTACAGGTGTTGTAGTTTCATTTGATCTAGGCATTGGAGATTCAACAGCTCTATGGTTCGCACAGTTTGTTGGTACTGAAGTTCACCTAATAGATTACTATGAAGCATCAGGTGCAGGACTAGAACACTATGTTAAAGTTCTTCAGGACAAGGGTTATGTTTATGATCAGTATGTCTTTCCACATGACATCAGAGTTAGAGAGCTTGGAACAGGAAAGAGTAGACTTGAGACATTAGATCAGTTAGGTATTCACGCTGACAAAGTTGAAATTGCACCTCAGTTATTAATTGATGATGGCATACAATCAGTCAGAGCTATGCTAGACAAATGTTTCTTTGATGAAAAAAACTGCGAGAAGGGAATAGATGCTCTGTTAAACTATCAGAGAGATTGGGATGATAATGGACAGACTTGGAGGATGCGACCAAACCACAACTGGGCATCACACGGGGCAGATTCATTCCGATACCTCGCTATAGGTTATCAACCTTACAATCAAAATTGGGATAAACCTTTACGAAGGAATTTGAAGGGAGTTGTATGACAGGTGGATTATTAGGCAATCTTTGGCACAATAAGGGAGCAATCTTTGGAGACTTCCTTAATTTTGGGGATGAGAAGAAAGAAGCCAAGTTAGGTGATGACATAAACTATGGTTTGTTGGCGAAAAACTTTTTCCCTGATATGAAAGAAACAGGACAAGAACTAAAGACTATAGTTGATGATCCTGCTCTTGCTACTAAAAGTTTATTAGAGGTAGTAGGTGGTGCAATAGGCAAACAAACTCCTGAGTGGATCAATGTTGGGTTAAAGAAGGTAGCTCCTGATAACTTAATCACAAGTGAAAGAACTCAAAAAATGGCTAGTGATGCATGGGCAGACATAGTATCTACTCATGGTAGTATTGATGGCTTTAAGAAATTTGCACAAGAGAATCCATTTGAAGCCATGTTGGAACTCACAGGTGTTGGATTAGTAGCTAGACAAGTAAAGAATGCAACTGCACCAACAGTATTAAAAGCTATTGCTGAAGCTGAAAGGAATGGACTGATGGATCAAATTAGAAAGGTTGGTTCATTGCCAGTTGGTCTTTCTATGAAAGATGTTAGTAAGATGAGTACATCAGAACTTAAAAAGTATATGGCTTCACAAGAGATATACAATTCTTATCTTGGTAAAGTTGATCCAAGCTATGTCATAGGTCAACCACTAAGTACAGTAGATGATCCTATAAAACTTGCTAATTTACAAAGAGAGATTGTAGGTCAAGATCAGGACTTAATTACTCCAAAAACGATTAAGCTAAAAGATTTAGAAGGTAGAGTCTTAATGGGTTTTGAAACAGACAGAACAGCCGCAGGTGGTTTATTAAAGAAAGTCAATGACTTCACAGTTAACACCAAATTATGGGGAGGTATGAACTTTCAGTTACTTAAAGAGATGGTTAAGAGAGAGGATTTATGGGCAAGTGATCTATCTCCATTACAAAAAGTAAATCAACAAGCAGAGCTTATCAAATCTCTAGAAGGTATAGGTGAATATCCTTTGATAACACAATACATAATGCAAGGTACAGGTAGTAACTTTGCTCACATGACACAGCAATTGATGATGGAAGTTCTCCAAGAAACCTTACCAAAAAGAAAGTTAAACAAACTGAACAAAGAAATAAAGAAATTAGTTCCTGATTGGAAAGGCATACATGATGTTGATCTGTCTTTAGAATTATCTAAACTTCATGGTAGCACTAGAAAAAAGATTGGCACGATACTTGGTAGATCAGAATTTGCAGATGAAGGTTTATCATTAGCAGAAACTGGATTAGCTTTAACAGAGGAAGGTTTAATGGGAGCACCAAGAGGACAGATAAGTGGTCTGATTGGTGAGCTTGAGCCAACAATGAGCAAGAGAATAATGGGTGGTTCTCTGCATCCATCCTATCCATACTCTTTAAAAGGTCATAACATTGGGAAGTTAGATGAACCGAACTTAAACATATTTGATCTACTAAAATATAATGATTTAAACATGCAAGGAAGATCATATAATCCTAACAAACTAAGACATGAAGATTTCAGGTCTGCTCAATTAAACCCTCCATCTTGGGTTCAGATAACAGACAAGGTATTGCGAGACTTAGAAAACACAGGAAAAATAAAATGAGCCTACTCGGAGATGCATATAAGAGTTACAAGGGTTTGGTAGGTTACGATCCTAAACCTGAACCTCAACCTACTCGGTATCAATTGGCACAAGCATATGCACAAAGAAGTGCTAAACCGACAAGTGGAGTAATGAATGCTAGTGTTGAGTATCCAGTTGATGTGCATCATAAAGGATTATCTGAGACGTTTGGTGAGAACGTGCATCAGACACCAAGACTTCTTGGCACTCCTTCTATATGGAGGGAGTTTGGTGACCAAACATCAAAAACCTTTGAGGAGCTTGGATTAAAGGTAGATAAAAAAAGATTATTTCCTGCACCTGTTCATTTAACATCATCTGAAGGTAGAGATATTCCTTATGGCGATGCTATGCAGGGAAGAGATTACCACGAACAGCAATGGTTAGAAAAGGACAGACTTGCGAACATCAGTCCTTACTACAAGAATACTTCGGATTGGCAACTTGCTCCTTTACATTCTACTAATGAAGGATTGTTAAATGCTTATGGTCTGTTTAGAAGAAGTATTGATTCAGCTAATCCCGGACTTGGGTTAGATGATAACTCTTATATAGGTATTGCAAGACGAGGTGCTAAAGAATCAAGAGGTCACTTAGTTCCTGCTCAAGCACCTAATTTTGAAGAACACTACATACGTCCTAGAAGGAGTACACCTTGGCATGAGTATGCACATTACTTAGATGTTTGGGCAGGTGGATCGAGTGGGAGTTCATTAAGTCGAATAGCAACGACTTTAGACCTTTCGCCATACTCTTCACCTCATCGTGATTTAACAGCACAAGATCACTATGAAGCTTGGATGAACGATCCAAGAACTGCCCACTTAGATGTTGTGGATAAAATTAACACAGTTGATCATCCGAATCAGAAACTAAACAATCCAAGAGAAATTTTAGGGAAGCTCTATGTGACTGCCATGTTGAACCCAACTCGTGCTGATGGCACATACTTTGATCCATCTAGTGGTGCACCACACAACATGGAAGAAAATATTGCTAGAGCTATAGGAACATACTTGAACCCTGATGCAGAAGAAGATGAAGGTCATATCAAGGGGATAAAGGACATGAGAAAGGATGTTATGGGTGCATTTGCTAACTTATTGAATCAATAATGACTAACAAAATCAGCAAAATAGAATATACTAACGGAAAACCAAGGGAGAGATAAGATGGCAGAAACCAATTTTGGTATCATGGAATTACTACAAAAGCTCTTAAAAGAACGTGGAACAGGTGTTTCAAAGGAAGAGCAGGGAGTCTTAGGACAATACGAAGGTACACCAATACGATCAGGAAAGGGATCAGGTTACCAATCATGGCTTGATGAAAACAGATTTGATCGTTCAGGTCTTGGTAGTGTATCAAACACAGAGATGCAACTACTTGATCCTCTAGCAAACACAACAGCATATAACAATGCTACTACAGATTCATTGGCTAACATGAGAGCTATTGTAGAAGGAGGAGCTATACAACAAGGTGGAAGACCTCAACTACCAAAAGGAGCTATACAACAAGGTGGAAGAGAGTATGACTTTATGGTTGATGGCAACTCAGAAGGATACAGCTTTACTGGTGATGGTGTTACTGAACAAGCAAAAGCACGAATGAGACAACAGCAAGGCATTCAAGCCAATCTTGGTGGAGGAATGGATCAGGTATCTGATCTAGATGTAAGCTTTGCACAGGCTTTAAGTGGGTTAACTCCTAGAGAACAAGCAGAGATTATAAGTGTTACACAAGGATACACAGACGAGCAAGTAGACAACTTTAAGAGACAATATTTGCAAGGTCGAGTATCTCCTTATGAGTTGGGTGCACAAAAGAACTTAGGATTTTAATATGGCACTCAATACATACACAGCATTAAAAGCAAGTATTGCAGACTTCCTCAACAGAGATGATCTCACAGCAGTTATACCTGACTTCATAACCTTGGCAGAAGCACAGATCAACAGGGATGTACGACATTGGAATATGGAAGCACGTTCAAGTGGTCAACAGTCAGGTGGTGATGAGTACATGCAATACCCTGCTGATTGGGTAGAGACGATCAGATTACACCTAACTGCTACAGGAACAACTGTAGTTAATCTTATATCAAGAGATGCAATGGCAGACAAACGAGCTAGTGCTGAGGATGTAAGTGGTACACCAATTTATTACACACACGCAGATGGACAATTCCAATTGTACCCAACTCCGAGTAACGACACAGATTTTGAGTTGCTTTACTATCAGAAGATTCCATCTTTAAGTAGCAACTCAGATAACTGGCTTCTTTTAGATTCGCCTGATGTATATCTTTATGGATCGTTATTACATTCAGCACCTTATCTAGCAGAAGATCAGAGGGTAGCTATTTGGGCACAGATGTATAGTGCGGCAGTAGCTAGATTAAATGAAGCCTCTGAACTAGCTCAGTATAGTGGTTCAGGGTTGAAACTTAAAGTGAGAGGATTAGTATGAGTTTTACAAACTTTTTAGAAACAGAAATATTAGACCATGTATTTGCAGGTGCGGCTTACACAGCTCCCAGTACTAAATACTTAGCGTTGTTTACAGCAATCGCTGATGGTGAAGCAGGTTCAGTAACTGAGTTATCAGGTTCTGCATATGCTAGACAATCAGTTGCATTTACAACTTCAGGTAACACAACTTCAAACAATGCGGCAGTAGAATTTCCTACAGCTACAGGATCGTGGGGTACAGTTACTCATGTTGGTGTATATGATGCATCTTCATCAGGCAACTTAATGGCTTATGCGACTTTATCGTCAAGTAAAGCTATTGCTACTGGTGACGTATTTCGTGTTCCATCGGGTGATCTAGATATAACGCTTAACTAAAACGAGCCTGTAAATGGCTTTTGAATATAGCGAATCGGTCTATGGTGTAAGAACCTATGGTTCGAGTGTGGGTGAAGTACAAAATGCTTCAGCTACAGTCACAGCCACCTGTACTATTGCCAATGTAAATTGGCAAGTAGCTCGTGGTTCAGGTCAAATAACAGGAACTGTAGCTTCATCTGCTACTTGTAGTGGTGAAGTTGTAATCCTAGAAGAAACAGATGTTTTCTCCTATGGTTCAGGCTTGTATGGACAGAACGAATATACTCAAGGCGATTTACAGACAGTAGTAACTGCTGTATCTTCTGTAACAGCATCAGGTGAAAGGATACTACTTTCAGGTGCTTTATCAGCAGGTGCATCAGGATTCGCCGCTATAGGTGGATTCTTAGGTAATGCAGAGGCAACTGTAACAGCTACTAGTGGTACAACGGCAGATGGTCAGGTGGTTGGTGAGAGAAGTGCAACTGTTACAAGTGCTTCATCAATCACAGCTAATTCAACGTGTACGTTCAACTTTACGATACCGATTGCAGTCGTTTCGACTACAACGTGTGTCGCAGAGGAGTTCTTCCTTGAAGCATCTGACAAGATGGTTTATGGACATGGTATTTATGGTGAACAGGTTTATGATCAATCAGACCTACAGACAGTTGTAACAGCTACATCGAGTGCCACAGCTACTTGTAATAGAGTACAGAACATTCTGCAATCGACAGTATCTGTTGTTGCAAATGTAACATGTGTTGCTAGGAGAGTACCTGAAGGTTCTGCTTTAATTGATGGAACTTCGACTACTGTAGTAACCACTACAGGAAATGGTGCTAGGGTAAGAACGAGTGGTGCAATAGCTACTCCTGAAGCAACGATTGCATCAGCAGGTCAGGTAGTAGGAGAGAGAAGTGCTACTGCATCAGCAGTCGCTTCAATCACATCTAGTGCTGTGACAGTTGTGGTAGGAGATGCTACACTAACTGCTACAGTAACAAGTGCGGCTATATGTAATAGAGTAAGGTTCGGATCAGGTGTGCCAACAGCAGTTGCGAGTATAACTGTATTAGGATTTGCTACACGAGGTGGAATTGCATCGTGTACTCCGTCTGCATCATTAGTTGCAGACTCAGAGAAAATTTGGCAAGGAAGTACAGTTACCCAACCTGAAGCTACAGTTACAGCATCTTGTGAGAGGATACAAAGGAGTGGTGCGGCGATAAGTGTAACATCAGGAACTGCTACAATAGGTAGAGAGAAATGGGAAATTATTACTAACGATTCAGTAACATGGACACAAATAGCGGCATAATATTATGGCATTAATACCACTACAATTACCACCGGGAATACATAGAAACGGAACAGACTTCGAGTCTTCCAATAGATGGCGAGATGCAAGTCTTGTCAGATGGCATGATGGATCATTAAGACCAGTTGGTGGATGGCAAAGTAGAAAAACAAATGCATTTCCTGATGCACCAAGAGGTATGATTTCTTTCTTGGACAATTCAAGTGACTCTTATTTAGTAGGTGGTACATACAATTCACTTAAATACATCAATCCCTCACACACAGTTTATGACATTACACCTTCAGGTCTAACATCAGGTAATTTGAATGGTGTATTAAATCAAGGTTATGGTGGTGGATTCTATGGACATGATGAATATAGTAGAGAACCAACAAGTTCAGGTATTTACGCTGAAGCGACAACATGGGCATTGGACACATGGGGTGAGTACCTTCTAGCGTGTTCATCTAAGGATGGCAAGATTTATGAATGGCAACTCAATACAGGGGTAGTTGCTCAGATCGTTGCTAACGCTCCAACAGGAAATAAATCAATGGTGGTAACTGAAGAGAGATTCGTATTCGCCCTCGGTGCAGGTGGCAATCCTAGAAAGGTTGCATGGTGTGATAAGGAAGCAAACACAGTATGGACACCTTCAGCTACAAACGAGGCAGGTGATATGGAGCTTCAGACTACTGGGCAGATCATGTGTGGACTAAGAATGAGAGGTCAGACACTTATACTGACAGATAATGATGCACATGTTGCTACTTACTCCGGGCCGCCATTCATATATGGATTCGAGAGAGTTGGTACAGCTTGTGGTGTAGCATCAAGAAGAGGAGCTGTAGCCATAGATGAGGGTGCATTTTGGATGGGTAAGAAAGGATTTTTTCAATTTGATGGTTCTGTTGCCAAGGAATTACCCTGTGAAGCTCTCGATTATGTATTCGATGACATTAATACTTCACAAATGAGCAAGGTTTATGCAGTCCACAATTCACAACATGGAGAGATATGGTGGTTTTATCCAAGTGCTAATAATCTTGAAAACAACAGATATATTTCGTTGGACTATCAGGAAGGTCATTGGAATGTAGGTGTACTAGACAGAACAGCAGGTGTTGACGTAGGTGTGTTTAAAAATCCTATATGGTGTGATGCAGATGGTGACTTATACAACCACGAGACAGGATATGCACATACAGGATCATCTAAACCTTATGCAGAGAGCGGCCCGATTAGTCTTGGAAATGGCGATACTATAATGAAAGTTACTCAGCTCATACCTGACGAAACGACACAGGGAGAAGTTAATGTAACCTTTAAATCAAGATTCTATCCGAATGCGACAGAAACATCGCATGGAGCATTCACTCTGACGAGCCCAACAGATGTTAGATTTAGTGGTAGACAAGTAAGAATGAAGGTTCAGGGTGTAGGAAACACTAACTGGAGATCAGGAATAATGAGAATAGAGGCTAATGCAGGAGGTAGACGATGAGTGTAGCAAATCCACCACCACCATTAGGCAGTAACTGGAAGATATGGGGAGAGCGTATCAATAAGTTTCTAACCTCTACTAGAAACACATTACAGCATAAGGACTCAGATTCCAAGGCAACTGAAGATGGAATATTGATGTGGGATGCAACTCAAGGAACAGTAGTAGTATCAAAGAATGGTGCTTGGGTAAGGATAGAGCTTGATCCATGAGCATAGGATTACAATTATTAGAATGTAAGAAGTGGATAGAGTCAGCACTTCAAAAAGGTGGTGATACACATGACTTCAAAGACATAGTAGATGGGGTGTTAAGTGGACACATGCAACTATGGTTTGGTACAAATGGATGTGCAGTCACAGAGATTATAGTGTATCCTAACAAAAAAGTTCTACATGTCTTTCTTGCAGGAGGGGATCAAGGACATGGAATTGAACAAATTACTGACATGCACGATAGTGCTGTTGAG